TTCTAATTCAATTAAATTTTTATTATCAGGTAATCTTAAATATGAATTATCTGTTTTATCTTTTTTTATTATTTTTTTAGTTTTTGATTCTGAATTATCTACTGTTTTTATACTTTCAATTTCTGTTTCTGATTCAGAATTATCTACTTGTTTTTTAACTAGTTCCTTTTTTTTGATTTCTGAATCAGAATTATCTACAGGTTTTTTAACTTGTTTCTTTCTTTTAATTTCTGTTTTAGAATTATTTACAGGTTTCTTATCAGATTTTTTACTTTCAGATTCTGTTTCAATGTTAAGATTTTGAAAATTTGAATTTGATTTCTTATTTTTTTCCATTAATTATAATAAAAATTAATATTTAAATAATATTAAATTCAATTTTTATTAAAATAATAGATATTTTAATTTAGATTAATCTACTGATATTATTGACGGTGCTTCTATTCCTATTAGCAATGATTCTACATCAATAATAATATTAATTAAGAAACAGAAAGTAAAAATATTGAAGATAATAATTAGAATCAGATGATGAAGAACCAAATAAGAAATTAAAAACTAAATCCTAAAATATAGATCCAGATGATATACCAGAAGAAAGATTATAATGTCTAAAATATTGAAAAGAAAACAAATTAACTTAAAATTAATTAACTTAATGATTTTCACTAAAGAGCAAATAATTACTTTTTCATTTTACCTAATACTTATATTATCAATTTATTATAATTATCCAACTGATGATTTAATTAGTGAATATACAAATATTTTTATTGTTTTTATTATGAAGTTATTTTTAATAATAAGAACAATTGGACTAATAAAAATAACGATTAAAACTATCAAATATTATTTTTCATTATGGGAAATAATAATTAGTTATTTATAAAAATAAAAAAAGTGAAAATAAAACAATTTAATTTATTATTTTATTAACTTAATGATTTTCAATATATTATATTATTTAATTCAATTTTTTTAGTATAGAATGATTCAACATTAAAGGTAAGGTATTCATAAGTGTTCTTATATTAAGAAGCATTTTAGATTAAAGATTCTATATATTTAAAATTTCATTTTTTTTGTATATAAATTATAACAAACAAATTAAAGAATTCCATAATAGAAAATAATATTTAATGGTTATAATCGTTAATTTTATAAGCTGAATTGTTCTTATTATTAAAAATAAATTCATAATAAAAACAATAAAAATGTTAATATTTGTATATTCTTTAATAAATCATTAGTTGAATAATTATAATAAAATATTAGGTATTCCTAATTTGTAATAATTTATAACAATTTAAGCATTCGGTAAAATAAAAAATTATCATTCAAACCACTTATAATAATATCTTTATCTATAATTTATAATACTTTTGGTTTTAATGGCTTGCAATTCCACATTGTATATGTATTTTCTGGTCGTGATGGAATAATAAAATCTTCTAAAATTGATTTGTTATTAATGTTATGATTTATATATGATTTAATATAATTTCTAACAGGTTTATGAAGCGATAATGTATTTCTATGATTTGAATATTTTTGTTTTTTTTTTATTAAATTTATTTTTACGAATATATTTATATTTTTTTTCTCCAAATGTCTTTTCCATCTATTTTTTTTTCAATTTTTTTAATAATTTTGGTTATTTAATTTAAAATTTGGCGCAAAATCTCTTTATAAAATGTTAAAGCAAAAGCTAAATAATTTTATAAATATAATTTGCACCAATATTTATTATTTTAATCTTTATTTTTTTTGTTAATTAATAATAATATGGCACAAAATCTCTTTATAAAATGTTAAAGCAAAAGCTAAATAATTTTATAAATAAAATTTGCGCCAATATTTATTATTTTAAACTTTAATTTTTATTTTTAATTTTGTTTATTTAATTAAAATCTGGCGCAAAATTTCTTTATTTATTTTTTCTTTAATTTTTATTTTTAATTTTGTTTTAATAATTTTGGTTATTTTATTTTAATAATATAAATTATAAAAAAATTAGATAATATTTTCAAAATTGATACCAGAATCATCAAAAATAATCATATAAATTTTATTACGATAGAAGCCGTCAATAATAGTAAATTCCATATCAGAATATAGGATATATTTTTGTTTGATATGTCTTGATATTAATTTTGAGAACATATAATTTTCGTTCCAAATCCATTCGAGTAATATTTTATTATATTTAATACCTAAATTTTTTAATTCTGAAAACATCATATATGGAATAGTTCTTTCAAGATTATTAAAAACGGCAAAAGATGAAACAATTAAATATTTAGTATTAATAAATATATTTTCAATAACATCATAAAAATTTTTTATAAATATTAAATCTTCTTCAGTTTGATTAAAATTATAATCTTTTTTTAATTTTATTGCTAATTCATTATATTTTTCTACTACTCCAGATCTTATTTCTTTATGAGGCATAGGACAATTAAAAATATTTATTTTTACTTTTATAATTTTTTCTTGATCTTCAAAATCATATTTATATTCATAATAATATTTTTTATTATCTATTTTTATAAATTTTAAAAATTCTTGTTTCATAAATAATAATTCATAATCATCTTTAAATATATCATCAGGTGATATTACTATAATTTCTATTTCTGAATTTTCTTTTTTATTATATATATATTCTAAATAATCATATATATATTTTCCTAAAATTTGTGAATATTGTAATTTATTACTTAATTTCTTTCTATAATTCATATCTTCCATAGGTGTTCCTATTACAAAATTTATAAATGTATTTTCACTTATTATAAGATTATTTAAATATTCAAATAATCTTATCAATTCTTTATTATACATCTCATAATTTTGATAATTTGACATTATCTCTTGATGATATATATAATAAGGATGATGCAACATTTATTAGTAATTATTATAATATATAATAGTATATATTTAAAAAATCAATTTTTATTATTATTTAGTGTCTATAATTAGGTCAATAAAGCCGAATTTATCGATAATATTATTATAATTTTCATTAATAAATTCTATTTGGTCTAAAATATAATTATATTCTGGTTTAGTAATAAATTTAATACTTTTTAATAAAAATCGATTATCAATATTTAAATTATCAATATTAAGTAAAGCATTATATTCATAATCTGCATCACCTAAAGAGATAATATTTAAAATATCATTATTATCAACTTTATTAGAAATATCTTTAATAAGATTAGAAAAAGTTAATATTTTCCAATCTTTTGCTTGATATTTAGATTGATAAATATCTCTTGCTGAAATTTTTCGGATATTTCCATTATTGATGGTGTTTTCTGTTTTTGGTAAAGATATTAAACAGGTATTAATCCAAGATATAGAGGCATTGGTAATAATATAAATATCAGATCTTCTATTAAGATTTATAAGTAAATTACTTATACTATTATCTAAATCTTTTAAAAATAACATATAATTTTCTTTAATTATTTTATCAGTAAAATTTATTTTATTTTTATTAATCCAAGTAGTAGGATATAGTGTATCATCCCAATCTATTATTATTATATTATTTTTTCTTATTTTTTCTATCATTTATATATTTCTATTTTATAAAAAAAATTGATTTATATTTATTATAGTATATAAAACTATATATAACTTATAAATATGATAATATATTTTGTATTCATATATATACTTAAACATTTTGTTAATACTTATTTTAATATAAAACAATTTGTTTCTATTAGTGATTTTATTAATATTTTAAGTATAAATTCTATAAATAATATATTATATACTGAAAATTCTGATAATAACAATTATATTTATTGTATTTATAATAATACTTGTGTTTATATTCAAAAAGACCAAAATATAAATTTTCTTAATTCTATTAATTCTTCTTATATCAAATTTGAGAATGTTGAATATTTATCTTTTAGTGATAGATTTATTAGTTATTTTAACTATATTTATAATTTATTAATTTATTTCTGGATTTTTAATATTATCATCTCTGTTATACTTAAAAATTCCACTATTTTATCTTCTGACATAAAAATCATTAATTTTAAAAATAATAATTCTTTTAATCTTGATAATTATATCGGCTGTTCTAATGTCAAAAAAGAAATAACACAAATTATTAATTATATTAAACATTTTAATATCTATAATTCTAACAACTGTTATCTTCCTAAAGGTATTATTTTAACTGGATCACCTGGTTGTGGTAAAACTTATTTAGTCAAATGTATTTCTCAAGCTACTGGTATTAATCTTATATTTAATTCTGGTAGTGATATCAATCAATTATATGTCGGTTCTGGTAGTATGAAAATTAATAAAATTTATAAAAAAGCACGACAAAATAAACCTTGTATCGTATTTTTTGATGAAGCTGACACTATTATTTCTAAAAGATCTCTTAATAGTGATAGTGGTGTTTCTAAAGAATTTAATTCTACTATTAATAAACTATTAACTGAATTAGATTCTCTAACTACTGAAAATGGTGTTATTACTATTTTTGCTACTAATATGAAAGAAGAATATATTGATAAAGCAATATTAAGAGCGGGAAGAGTAGATAAAATAATAAATATAGATGAGCCAACGATGGAAGAAAGAGAGAAATTATTTAATATGTATTTAAAGGAATTAAATAATGAAGAGATAGATTATAATAAGATAAGTAAATTTTCTGCAGGATTAACAGGATCAGATATTAAAAAGATAAGTAATAATTTAAGAGTGAATAATATAGAAAAATTAATAGATGATAAAGATATAAATAATAATTATATAATTAAAAAGGGATTTTGTTATAAAAATAAAAAGGCAAAAATATTTAATTATAAAATAAATACAGAAGATATAGAAAGAGAAATAAATAAATGTATAATGGGATTTGAGAGAGATAAAAAAATAAACATAGAAAATAAAAAATTAATTGCTTTTCACGAAGCTGGACACGCATTTATGGCTTTTATTTTAAAAGATTATATTAAACCAACAAAAATATGTATTAGTATTACTAATAAAAGTTTAGGATATACTTTAAGCTTACCAGATGAAGAAGATTTAATTATTAAATCATCATTTATTAATATTATAAAACATATTATGGTTTTATATTCAGGTAGAGCTTGTGAAAATATTTTTATGAATATGATAACTTGTGGTGCAGAAGATGATTATTTAAAAGCGAGAAGATTATTAAATAGAATAGTAAAAAATGGGATGATGATAAAGGGATATAATTTAATGATAGATAATGATAAGAATAATATATTTAATAAAAATATAGAGGAATATTTAAGAAAAGTGAATATTATGATTTTAGATTATATAGATGAGATAATTAAGAATAATGATAAAATTATTAAAGATATTGCAGAAAAAATAGAAAATGATATTAGTATAACTGATAAAGATATTATTAATATATTTGAAAAACATAGATTAAATAATTTAATTTCAAGTATTGATATAAGTAATTTTACAAAAAATATTGATTTTTTTAAAGAATAGATAATAATTATATATATATTATCTAATATGGGTATTAAAAACTATCTTAAATTTATAGATAAAGTTATTATTAATAACTCTAATAAAGATACAAATAATTATGATGCTATATATTTTGATTGTAATTATTTACTACATTATTTAATATATAATTGTGCAGATGATGATTATTTATTTTTAAAATTAGAATACTTTATTAGATTTGTTATTAAACATTTTAATTGCAAAAAAATATATATTATTTTTGATGGTGAATGTGATGATAAAGACAATAATCCTAAATTACAAACTCATATTAAAAGATATAAAAATAAAGATATAAATGAAGAAAATTTAAATTATGATAAACAAATTATTAAACCAAAATGTGATTTAATACTAAAATTTAAAAATAAATTTATTGAAATTCTGAATAAATTAAATATTACTAATATTGATATAGATGATGATTATAATTTTGGTGAAGGCGATTTTAAAATTATGAATTCTATTTATAAAAATGATGATAAAAATATTTTAATATTTACAATTGATTCTGATTTAATTTTAATCTCTTATAATATTTGTATTGCTAAAAATTATAATATTAATATTTTGTGCAATACTAAACCTATTAATATTATTAATGTTAATTATCTTAATAAAAATTATGATTTAGATTATGTTCTTTTAAGTTTATTACTTGGTAATGATTATTTACCTAAAATTAGTAATATTAATTATAATGATCTATTTAATAATTATATCACTTATTATAATATTAATAACCAAAGAATTATTAATAATAATACTATAAATATTAATAATTTATCTTATTTTATCTCTATCATCATTTATAATAAAAATATTAAATTTAATTATAATAAATTATCTAAATATAGATTTGATATTTATATTAATAATTTATTATGGTGTCTTAATACCTATAAAGTTATTTCTTATAATAATCCCTTTATTCAAGACTCCCTTTCCATTATTTATATATATAATTTTATTTATTCTATTTTTTAATTTTTTTTTTTTATTATATTATATATTTATTATGATTGATAAAGTCGGTTACGGATATTTTGGTATTGCTATCCTCCTTTTTTCCTCCTATTCTGCTATTATCTATAAAAATGGTTCCAATAAAAAATTTATGCCCAAATCTATCATGTCTATTTGGACTCTCGTCTCTGTTATCTGTTTTTTTGTTATTTTAGGTATCACTAATGCTTACAGTTCTGGTGTTCCACCTGCTCCTCCTACTCTTATTGTTCTTCTCGTTTGTTTACTTACTTCTTGTATTAGTTCTTGTATTGTTTATTTAGCTTCTTTATAATTTTTATTTATTATTATTTTATAGCTCCATTTTTTGCCAATTTATCTACAATATCATTATTTATGCTATGTTTATCTTTATTTCCGGTATGTGCTCTTACATGTATTAAATTTACTTTAAAAGGTGCGTGATTTTTATGATCTATAATTTCATCTATTATATCTTTATTTTCGTATTTTTTATTTGTTTTTATCCAATTTTTATACCATATATTTATACTTTTTACACTATATTCGCTATCTGAATATATATTTATTTCTTTTATTTTATTATCTTTTCTCTTATCATTTATTATATTACTTAATATTATACTCTTCAAAATTGAATATAATTCTGCTCTGTTATTTGTTATTGGTTCGTGTGTAAATTTTCTTGATATACTCTTATATTCTCCATTCGGAAAATATATCCCATATCCACAATATACTTTATTATTCTTCCTAAAATATGACCCATCTGTGTATATCTCTATTATTTCACTTTCTAACATATAATTATATATTAATTATATATTATCTTTTACAAATTCAAACAATTTATTCACTATATTATTTCTCGTTATATCCTCTTTTATTTCTCTATAATACATCCTATTTTCTTTACATCTTACATAATATTTTATTTTATTTTTATCATCCTCTCTTATACTTATACTATAAAAATCACTTTTATTATTCTTATTAACCAATTTTATCACGTGTATAAACATCTTATTTTCTCTTATTATCTCTATCTCCTCTTTCTTATATAAACAACAATCTAATCTATATTTATTATTTTTTTTATTTTTTTCTAATAATATATCATCTTTTATTATTATATCATATATATTTTTATCTTCATCTACCATTCCCACTTTATTTATTTCTAATTTATCTATATCTATCTGATATAGTTCTATTTTATTTTTATTATATATTTCCTCTATATTTATATATTTATCTTTATCTTCTTTATTATCTTCTTTATTATCTTCTTTATTATCTTCTTTATTATCTTTTTTATTTTCTTGCATATATTAACATAAATAATAAAATCATTAAATTAATTAAAAAAATATTATAAAATCTAATATTAAAACTTCCTATAATTATATTAAATATTATATTTTTTATTGATAATATTGTCAATTTTTTTATATTTATATAATAATTACTATTATTATTTATCCTATAACTTATTATTATCATTATAAAACTTATTATCTGATATATTAAATATTCTTTACTATTAAATGGCTCTGATAATTCACTATATTTATTATTTATATAATATCCTAACATCATACCACATACACTTGACTGTTTTATTATCAACATTTTTATACCTTTTACTAATTTATTTCTTATCTCTCGTCCATCATCCATAAACTCTTTTGTGTAATATCCCCAAAATTTATTATCTGCTACTACTCCACTCACTAATAATATCTCATCATCTATCTCATTATTATTATCTCTAAATCCTATTGATATATCCGATTTATCTAATGCTAATATATCATTCTTACCATCTCCAGAATATATTATTTTATATTTATTATTATTATTATTATTATTATTATTATTATTATTATTATTAAAATTTTGTAATTTTAATATAATATTTTTTTTAATAAAAGCTTTAGAATAATAGTAAATAAAATT